GCCAGGCCCACGGGGTGCCGTTCTTCTTCAAGCAGTGGGGCGGTCGCACCCCGAAGGCCGGCGGCCGGCTGCTGGAGGGGCGCACCTGGGACCAGATGCCCAAGCGGCATGCCGCCGTGTGAACCAGATAGCACGAAGGCCCCGGCCTCGCCTCGGCCGGGGCCACCATACGAGGGAGACGACCGTGCCTGAGATTCCACCGAAAGTTGTGCAGGCCGCGGCGGAGGCCGTCAGCCTGCACTACGCGTTTTGCGACGCGCCACGCTGGCAGGACTGCCTGTCATGCGCGCGCGTCGTGGGGTGGGTCGAGCGTGCGCTGAAGGCCGCAGCCCCGTTCATTGCCGAGCAGGCCCGCGCCGAGCTGGACGGCCCGGCCGCCCTCTCCGAGGAGGCGGACGGGCTCCGCGAGGCCGCCGCACATGTGGTGAGAGACGTGGCAGACCTCGCCGGCCCGCACACGCTGACCCCGGAGGAGCACGAGGAGTTCAGGGCCGCGCTCCGGGAGCTGAAGGAGGCCGACCGGCGCTGCGCACCTGCCTCGCACGGCCCTGAAAGCCACACAGACGGGTGAACGCGCAGGGGTCCGAGTCAGCCCGGCACATCAACCGCTCTAGATCGAAGGGAGCAACCCGTGAGATTCCAGGTCAACCGCAACCAGCTCGCCCAGGGCGTCGCCTGGGCGGCCCGGCATCTCTCCACCAACCCCACCAAGCCGATCCTCGCCGGCATTCGCCTGGAGGTCACCAATGACCTTCAGCTCAAGCTGTCCGCGTTCGACTACCAGACCTCTGCCGAGGCCACCATCCCCCTCGACGCCGGCACCCCCGGCGTGACCCTCGTCTCCGGCCGGCTCCTCGCCGAGATCACCAAGGCGCTCCCCGCCCAGCCGGTCACCTTCACCCTCGACGGGCCCAAGGTGGTCGTCACCTGCGGCAGCACCCGGTTCACCCTCCTCACCATGCCGGTTGAGGATTACCCGTCGCTCCCGGCCATGCCCCCGACCGCCGGGCGCGTCGGCAGCGACGTGTTCGCCTCGGCCGTCGCCCAGGTGGTGGTCGCCGCCGCCCGGGACGACACCCTGCCCATGCTCACCGGGGTGCGCATGGAGATCGACGGTGACACGATCATCCTGGCCGCGACCGACCGGTACCGGCTCGCCGTGCGCGAGCTGAAGTGGACCTCCGCACAGCCTGACCTGCAGGCGGTCGCCGTGATCCCCGGCCGCGCCCTCTTCGACCTCGCCAAGACCATCACCGGCGCCGAGGTCGAGATCGCGCTCAGCTCCGGCGGGACCGGCGAGGGGATGATCGGGTTCTCCAGCGCGGGGCGGCGCACCACCGTGCGCCTCCTCGACCCCGACTTCCCCAAGTTCAGGCAGTTGTTCCCCACCGAGTTCACCGCCACCGCCACTATCCCCACGAGCGCGTTCGCCGAGGCGGTCAAGCGCGTCGCGCTCGTCGCCGAGCGGAACACCCCGGTGCGGCTCACCTTCCGCGCCGGCGAGGTGGTCCTGGAGGCGGGCAGCGGCGACGAGGCCCAGGCGGTGGAGGTGCTCCCGGTCGACTTCGACGGCGACGGCGAGTTCACCATCGCCTTCAACCACCAGTACCTGCTCGACGCTCTCGCCGTGCTCGGCTCGGATGTGGCGCGTATGCAGTTCACCGCTCCCACCAAGCCGGCGATCGTTACCCCCGGCAAGGACGGCGGCGAGGCGGATTACCGGCATCTGATCATGCCTATCCGCCTCAGCTGACCAGGGAGCACACGCTGACCAGCTAGTGGGACCGCCCGGACCCAACCCGGGCGGTCCCGGAAGGGGATGCTATGCCGAACCGAAGGATTGAAACCCCGCCCCCGCCCACCAGCCTGGTGTCGGCCCTGGCGCGCGAGCGGGAGCGTGCCGACAAGCTCGCCCAGCTCCTTCACGAGGCCGAGACCGTTTTGTGGGACGAGCGGCGCCGACGGGCCCAAATCGAGGCCCAGCTCCGCGAGCCCACCAACGGCGCCGAACCCGCCACAGCGAGCACCCGGTAACCCTTGGAACGCGGCAACCCCCGGGGACCGAGCAGCCCGGGGGTCAGCCGCGAGAGGACACCAGCAGGCTAACCGTCAAAAAAAGGGGGGAGCAGCACCCATGCCTATCTGCCCCGGACCCTGCAACACCCACTACCGGCACGCCTACCGCGCCTACCAGGAGCAGATGCGCGCCCACGAGCAAGCCCTCATCGCCTGGGACGGCACTCCCGGCACCGCACCCGTCCCCCCGGAACCCCCAACCATCCGCCCCTGGCTGGGTGACCCTATTTGGTGCCGCCGCTGCACCACCACCCTCCGCCAGGAACTCGCCGAACTGGACGACCTCGCCTCCCTCTACGCCGCCCGCGTCGACGGGCACAAGGAAATCAGCCTTCACGCCCCCATAACTGGAACCCCCACTCCCGCCAGCCCATCACCAGCCGTCGAAGACCTGGACGAGCTCGAACGCTGGCTGCGGGACTGGCGGGCGGTGTACTCCGGCACCCAAACCCCAGCCCGTCAAGGGCTGCTGGCCAACGCCATCACCACCGGTGTGGCCTGGCTGCTGGCCCGGTGTGAGGCCATCCTCGCCCGCCCCGAGTTCGGCGTGGACTTCGGGCGGGAACTCCACGCCTGGCATCACCGCCTGGCCGCGGCCGCCCGCGCCACCACCACCATCCACCGCAAACCCCTCCGCTGCCCGGCCTGCCACATGTTCCGCCTGGAGCACCGGGATGGGGACGACGTGGTTCGCTGCGCGAATCCCGGCTGCGGTTTCGAGCTGGGGTTGGGGGAGTACGAGGCGCTGGTGGAGCAGGCGGTCAACCAGGCGCCGTGACTTATTCGGCGGGCTGGTTCTTAGGAGGGCGGCCGCGAGGTTTGCTGGGCGGCCAGTGCGGGGCGAGCACCTCTAGGAGGCGTTGGGGGTCGGCGGCGAGGGCGCGCAGGGTGGCGCGCAGGAAGCTGTCGAGGGTGCGCCCTTCGGGGATGTGGAGGCGGGCGGCGGTGATTTCTTCTGGTGCGGGCCGGAAGGTCGTGGTGGTCAGCTTGTGGCGGGAGCTCATGGCAAAAATCCTGGCACAAGTGGCTTTCAATTTCCAGTGGGGCGTGCTATAGTGGAGCCATCAGAAAAGAGAAAGCCACTTCTACAAGGGAGAACGAGATGACCACCACCACCATTCCCGCCGCCGAGATCGTCGCCCTCACCGCTCACATCACCGCCGCCTACCTCAACATCACCGGTGGCAAGACCAACACGTGGGTCGGCCTGTCCCGGATCCGGCGGGCGATCGAGACCAAGCTCGGCCGCACCATCGACCAGAAGACCTGGACCGAGGCCATCCGCCGGATGAACCGCCAGCAGAACGCCCGGATCGTCCCGGAGAGCAACCAGAAGGTCATCACCGATGAGCTGCGGTACGGCGCCGTCTTCTTCGGCGGCCAGTGGAAGCACTACATCGCGGTGATCGGCTGAACTAGACACCTGCCTTGGCCAATGGCCCAAACAGCGAACCGGCCCCGGCCAAACCGGCCGGGGCCCACCCCTCACCCAAAGGATGCCAGATGATCACCATCCCCCTCCGCGCCAGGCTCCTGCTCTACCTCGGCGCCGGCCTCACCGAACTTGCCAACCTCACCCGCACCCTATTCACGGCCCCCACGAACCTCGCAGAGCAGGACATCTGACCGAGGAGACCACCATGGCCAACACCAGTCGCGACATCACCCCTATTCGCCCCGGTCAGGTGTACCGGGACCTGGACCCGCGATCCCGCGGCCGCACCATCCGCGTGGACCACGTGGTTGGTGACTACGCGTACGTGACGGACAGCAACGGCCGCCGGACCCGCATTCTGGTCCGGCGACTGCAGCGGCGAGCGTCCAACGGCTACGAGCTGATCAACGACCCCGAGCCGCAGTGACCATCCCAGCCCGGCGCGCAGCGTGACCTTGGGCTAGTGCCGACCGCAACCCAATGCCCCCCAACACACGCGGGGGCTTTCTTTTTGCACAAAACCTCACATTTGTGCAACGATGGATCCCAAGCCAACCCATGCCTAATTACCCTCCGCGCCCCCGGCGCCACACCGGGGGCGCTAACCATGTCCGGGTGGTGATCATGCGCCCCGAGGACATCGTCACCCCAACCCAAGCAGCCCACCTCTTCGGCGTACCCCCCTCCACCCGCATCGCCGCCTGACCCACACATCCCCTCAGCCGTTGGACGCAGATCCAGCGGCTTTTTTCATGCCCATCTCCACGCCAGAGGAGAAACCCCCATGCAAGAACCCCTGCAACTGTTCGATGCCCTGCCTGACGACGAATACGAGGCGCTGAAGGCGAGCATCGCCGAGAAGGGTCTGCTTGTCCCGATCACCAAGGATCAGCACGGCCGCATTCTTGACGGTCACCACCGTGAGCGTGCGTGCCGCGAGCTCGGCATCGAGCCGCGGTATGAGGTGCAGTACTGCGCCGACGATTCCGAGCGCAAGGTGCGCGCGCTGGTGATGAACCTGCTGCGCCGGCATCTGACGCGCGAGCAGAAAGCGCGGGCCGTTGCCGAGCTGCGCCGCCTGGGTTACACGTTCGAACGCATCGCAGCAGAGACCGGCATACCGGAAACGACAGCACGCCGTCTGACTACAGAAAATGAAGACCTGACTACAGAAAGTGAAGACGTCCGCCAAATGGCGGACGTCGAAACTTACAGTAATCAGCCGTCACACATTGTCGATTCTCGTGGTCGTGTTCAACCGGCGCGCAAGCCGCGCAAGCCGCAGCCTGGCTTGACCGTTGTCCAGGCGAGGAACACCAAGGACGCCGAGCGTGCAAGCCAGGCGCTCGCCGTACTCGGCGAAGCCGCGCCGGCGCGCACCCTCGATGTCAAGCGCGCCGAGCGGATCGCGCGGGAGAAGGCGGCGGAGGAACGCCGTGCACAGCCAGTCGAACCCGTCACCGTCACCGGTGGCATCGACATCCGTCACGGCGACTTCCGCGACGTCCTCGCCGACCTCGAGCCCGGCAGCGTGGACGCCATCATCACCGACCCGCCATACCCCAAGGAATACATCCCGCTCTTCGGGGACCTCGGCAAGCTCGCCGCGCGCATCCTCAAACCAAACGGCATCCTCGCCGTCATGACCGGCCAATCCTGGCTACGGGAATACCTCACCGAACTCGACCAACACATGCGCTACCGGTGGGTCGGCGCCTACATCGTGCAAGGCCCCCGCAACCGCGTCCACGCCGCACGAGTCGGCACCGGGTGGAAGCCCATCCTCATCTACTCCCACCCCGACGCCGGCGACGACCTGCCGTTCATCCTCGACGACCTATTCGACTCCGCAGGGGACGACAAGCGCCACCACCACTGGGGACAGTCCGAATCCGGCATCGCCGACCTCGTAGAACGACTGACCCACCCCGGTGCGCTGGTGTGCGACCCCTTCCTCGGCGGGGGAACCACAGCCGTCGTGTGCAAGCGCCTTGGCCGCCGATTCGTCGGATGCGACATCGACGCCGCACACGTGGCAACCTCCCGTGAGCGTGTCACATGAGAGGCCGCGACAAGGTGATGGCCCGCGACCGGGCTTACTCCAACTGGCACCGGTACGCCTGCGCCGACTCAGCCACGATGATCGATATCGACGGGTTAGAGTACTGCGAACGCTGCCGCGCACCGCTATTGCTGGTCGAGGCCGCACGGGACGCGGGCCAGGAGAAACCAACTCTCGTCCTGGAGAAACTCGCCGAGGCCGCGAAGATCCCCGCGATCTGCCTGCTATGGACACCACAACCGCACTGGAATCCGCTGCCGCCACATTGCGAGTGCCAGAGGAGGCGCCAGCGTCAGCCGGTTCCCGGCTGTGATCACGGCATCGCCTCGTTCAGGTGGCGTAAGGTCTGGCCGGAACGCACGGAGTGGCAAATCTGCACACCCGAGCAAATGGCCAGGTGGATCAACGGGGTGCATCAGCGGCACACCGAGACCGCCCATGAGCTGCGCGGGGTCGCCTGACCGTAGCACGTAAGCCTATGACCAGGTGCGGCAGCAAAACGTGAGAGTAGATGATCAGTGCCCTCGGAGGCCCTAGGCCCCGGGGCATTCGCATATCCGGGGGGTGATCATGCGCCCACAGGACATCGTCACCCCTACCCAAGCAGCCCACCTCTTCGGCGTACCCCCCTCCACGGTCCGTTCCTGGATCCACCGCCGGCGCATCCAACCCCTCGGCCGCATCGGCCGCTACAACGTCTACGACCTCCAAACCCTCGCCGAGCTGGAACGCGACATGCGATACCGCCCAGCCGCCTAACCCAACACGAAGGGGGGTGAGCACACCTGCCCGCCCCCATCCCCGACCACAAGCGCCAAGCCATCCTCGCCGACATCAAGGCCGGCAAAGCTCGTAACGTCATCGCACGCGAGCACGGCGTTAGCGCCGGCACCGTCACCAACATCGCAAAGAGTGCCGGTATGACCGACGCCTTTGACCGGTCAGCCACGAAACGCGCCACCGAGGCCGCCCAAGCCGACAACGCCGCCCTCCGCGCGATCGTCTCCCGCCGCCTCCTCGAAAAAGCCAACGAACTCCTCGACCAAATGGACCGCCCATACCGGGTATTCAGCTTCGGCGGCAAGGACAACACCTACCGGGAGCGGATCCTCGACCGGCCCCCGGCGGGCGAGCTGCGTAACCTTATGACCGCGGCCGCCATCGCCTTGGACAAGCACCTGGCGATCGACAAGCACGACGCCAGCGCGGACGCCGGCCAGGTCGCCTCCCTGCTCGGCACCTTGCTGGCCGACCTTCAAGCTCGCCATGGCACCTCGGCTAAGTGAACTCCAGGAGCGCTCCATCGCCCACTCGACGGCGCGCATCAACGTTTGGTGCGGGGCTGTCAGGAGCGGGAAGACCATCAGCAGCCTGCTGCGCTGGCTCACCTACGTTGCCACCGCCCCCCGCGGCGGTGCCCTCGTCGTCGCCGGCAAAACCCTCGACACCGTCGCCCGGAATGTTTTCGGCCCCCTGCAGGACCCGATCCTGTTCGGCCCGGCCGCCCGGCACGTGCACTACACCCGAGGCGCCTCCACCGCGACCATCCTCGGACGCACCGTCGAGGTGATCACCGCCAACGACGCCCGCGCCGAAGGCCGCCTGAGGGGTCTCACTGCGGCCGGCGCGTACGTGGACGAGCTCACCCTCATCCCAGAGGCGTTCTTCACCCAGCTCCTCGCCCGGCTCTCCGTACCCGGGGCCAAACTATTCGCCACCACCAACCCGGACGGGCCCGCCCACTGGGTACGGCGCAAGTTCCTCCTACGCGCCGGCGAGCTCGACCTTCGCTGGTGGCACTTCACCCTCGACGACAACCCGGCCCTGGACCCTGAATACGTCCGAGCCCTGAAAACCGAGTACACCGGGCTGTGGTATCGGCGGTTCATCCTCGGCGAATGGTGCCTCGCCGAGGGCGCCGTCTACGACGCCTGGGACGAAACCGTGCACGTGGTCGACGACCTCCCACCGATCGACCGGTGGCTCGCCCTCGGCATCGACTACGGCACCACCAACCCCTTCGCCGCCGTCCTCCTCGGCCTCGGCGTCGACGGCCGCCTCTACCTGGCCCGCGAATGGCGGTACGACTCCAAACTCGCCCGGCGCGCCCTCACCGACGCCGAATACTCCGCCCGGCTACGCGAATGGCTGGCACGGGAGGGTGTACGCCCCGAGTACGTGATCGTCGACCCCTCCGCAGCAAGCTTCCGCGCCCAGCTTTACCACGACGGCCTGTCGGCCATGCTCGGCGACAACGACGTATTAGCTGGTATCCGCACCGTGGCGAGCCTTCTGGCCACGGGCCGGCTCAAGGTGCACCGGTCATGCCGAGGCTTCATCGAAGAGGTCGCCGGCTACTCGTGGGACGACCAGGCCGCCCAAAGAGGCGTCGACCAGCCGGTTAAGGCTGACGACCATTCGCTGGATGCGGCGCGGTACGCGATCCACTCGACCCGGGCGGTATGGCAATACCTGCTAGCACCGCCCGAGCCCGTCGCCACTTAAGGGGAGGACATCATGCCAAAGGGTGGTCGAGTCCGCGGGATTGCCAGCGGGCGCGAGGACGTGTACGAGGCGCTCCGGGACCAGGGGTACAGCAAGGAGCGCGCCGCCCGGATCGCCAACGCCGGCAAGACGCACGCCGGCCGCGTGCGCATGGCGGAGAAGGCGGCCCGCACTAGGGCGCGGCGCGGCAAGTAGGAGCCCCGTGGGCACGCGCAACGACCTGGTCGACCGGTTCCGGTTCCCCCAGCCGACACCGGATCAGGCGGCGGCCATGGAGCACATCCGCACCGCCGCCCTCCACCTCGCCCACGAACTTCGGGACGTGCTGCCGGCGTGCCGGGAGACCGAGCAGGCGCTCACCGCCTTGGAAGAGGTGTTCCTGTGGGCGGTGGCCGCAATCACCCGGACCAAATCAGGCAAGGGGACGCCAGCGGACCCTCAGGACTTTGAGAGGTAGCCGTAGATGGTGGTCCGCTTGACGCCGAGCTCGTCGGCGATTTGCTGCACGGTGTAGCGCCGCTTCCCGTCGGGGCCGACTTCCTCGTACATCTGCCGTGCTAGCTCCGCTTGCCGTTGACCGAGCTTCCTGCGACGGCCGCCAACCCGGCCCCGCGCGCGAGCGGCTTCCAGCCCTTCACGGGTTCGGGTGACGATCAGGTCGTGCTCCCACTCGGCGAACGCGGCGAGCATGTGGAAGAACAGCCGGCCTTCCGGTGTGCTCGTGTCGATGTTCTGGGTGAGCACCCGCAGGGAGACGCCGATCTCCTGTAGCCGGTCGGTGATTTCTTTAAGCATCTTCACCGAGCGGCCTAGCCGGTCGAGGCGGGTGATGACCAGGGTGTCGCCGGGGCGTAAGACATCGAGCACTTTTTCGAGTTCTGGGCGGCGGGAGAGGGTGCCGGAGACCTTGTCGATGTAGATGCGGTCGCATCCGGCTTCGGCGAGGGCGTCGTACTGGGCTTCAGGGTTCTGTTCCCGGGTTGAGACTCGCGAATAACCGATGATCATGACGGTAATCATACCTTACGGGTCATTGATTTACGACATGAGTTTCCGACACTTCTGAGCTTTGGCTTCCGCCGCCCAACGGTCACGACAGCAAAGGATCGTTTTTCGTCAGCGTCTTGAGAGGGGAGGTCACGGATGCCGCTACCCGATGGCGGGGCGTGGCCGCCCCCGCACCTTGCACCAATCACCCGCCGACTAGCCGCCTGGTCCGCCTGGTACTCCGGCGACCCCGACCAGCTCCAAGCCTTCTACGAGGGCTGGCAGGGAATCGTCTACGACTCGGTGTCCCAGGCGCGCGTCCAACAGCACCGCGAGGGGTGGCGGGATCGGCTCGCCCGCTGGTGGTGGGGTCAGCCCGTCCCCGTAGGCGAGAAGCGCACCAAGCTGCACGTCCCCCTTGCCTCGGACCTGGCGTCCATCTCGGCGGACCTCCTTTTCTCCGAGCCGCCGAGCATGTACACCGACCACGTGCCCACCCAGGATCGGCTCACCGACCTGATCACCGGGGGCATGCACGCTGCCCTGCTTGAGGGCGCGGAGATCTGCGCCGCTCTTGGCGGGGTATTCCTGCGGGTCGTGTGGGATCGGGAGGTCGCCGATCACCCGTGGCTGGACCCGGTGCACGCGGACGCCGCCGTACCCGAGTGGCGGTGGGGCAAGCTGGCTGCGGTCACCTTCTGGCGCGTGCTCCACGAGGACGACCAGCTCGTTATCCGCCACCTGGAGCGGCACGAGCCCGGAGTGATCCTGCACGGGCTCTACCAGGGCACACCGACCCAGCTCGGCCGGCCGATCCCCCTGACCGAGCACGAGGCCACCGCTGCCCTGGCCGATGCCGTCACCGATGGCAACGTCATCGAAACCGGGTTGGATCGGCTCACCGCCGTCTACTGGCCCAACATGCGCCCGAATCGTCTGTGGCGGAACTTGCCGGCCGCGGTACCCCTCGGCAGGTCCGACTACGCCGGCGTCGAGCAATTGTTCGACGCCTTGGACGAGGTGTACTCGTCGTGGATGCGGGACATCCGCCTCGCCAAGGCGCGCATCCTCCTCCCACAGGCCTACCTGGAATCCCTGGGTCCCGGGCGGGGCGCTTACTGGGATGCTGACCGGGAGGCGTACGTCGGGCTGAACATCCTGCCCGAGAACGGTGGCAGCCAGATCACCGCCACCCAGTTCGCCATCCGGGTGGATGAGCACCAGCGCACCGCGCAGGACCTCATCGCGCAGATCCTCCGCACCGCCGGGTACAGCGCCCAAACTCTCGGGCTCATGGGCGACGTGGCCGCTACCGCCACCGAGGTCAAAGCCCGGGAGCGGCGCAGTTTCATCTCCCGCGGCAAGAAGATCGTTTACGCGACGCCGGCGTTGCAGGAGGCGATCGAAACCTTGCTGCTGGTCGACCGGCAGGTGTTCGGCACCCCGGTCGAACCGATTAAACCGGTGATTGAATTTGGTGACTCGGTGAGCGAGGACATCCAAGCCCTCGCCCAGACGGCGAATGTCCTCCGCCAAGCGGAGGCCGCCTCGACGGAGACCATCGTCCGGCTCGTGCACCCGGACTGGTCGGAGGAGCAGATCGCCGCCGAGGTGCAGCGGATCACCGCGGACCGCCCGGAACCGGTACCCGACCCGTTCGAGCTCCGCCCCGGCGAGGACGCCGAGGAGGGCGCCGAGGCTGGGGAGGAGCAGGGCGAGCCGGCCGGCGAGTAGCCTCCTGCCTTCCTCGCCCTAAAGGGTTAAGGGGGGATGGCTGTGGCCGTCGACCCCGACCTCGTCGACAGCATCACCGCGTCCATCGCCGATCTCTACCGGGACGTGGAAGGCGCCCTCGTCCGGGTGGTTTCCCAGCGGCTCCGCCAAGACCCCCCAACAGGTGACCCGTACGAGCTCAAACTCGGCGCTATCCGGGCACTCCAGCGGGCCGCCCGAGCCATCCTCGACAAACTCCGCGCCGACCGCGGCGAGGTGATCCGGCAGGCGGCCGCCCAAGCTTACGGGCACGGGTGGGGCACCGCCCTTGCCGACCTGCCCACGGAGTGGGGGCGGCGCCGCATCGGCCCGGCCGCCCGGCGAGCCATCGCCGAGCAGGTCCCCAATGCGGCGGTGATTGAGCGCATCGCTGCCGCTATCCACCGGGACGTCGGCCGGCTCGACGCCAACATCCTCCGCGCCCCCATGGACGCCTACCGGGCCGTCCAAGCCGGGACCGCGGCCAGGATCGCCACCGGGGCGTTCACCCGGCGGCAGGCCGCTCAAGCCGCGTGGCAGGCGCTCATCGACCGTGGCATCGCCACGTTCACCGACCGCGCTGGCCGCCGATGGCGCCTGTCCTCCTACGTGGAAATGATCGCCCGCACCAATGTGCAGCGGGCCGCGGTGCAAGGGCAGACCGACCGGCTCACCAGCACAGGCATCGACCTGGTCATCGTCTCCGATTCCCCGCGGGAATGCCCCCGCTGCCGGCCCTGGGAGCGCAAGGTCCTGTCACTCTCGGGCCGGTATCGCGGGCGTATCCGCGTCGAGCACGCCACCCGCGACGGCGAGTACGTCACCGTCGACGTCGCCGGGAGCCTGGACGAGGCCAGGTCGCGGGGGTTGCAGCACCCGAACTGCACGCATTCAGTGTCCGCTTACCTGCCCGGGGTGACCCGGGTGGGCCGCGCCACGGCTGACCCGCGGGGGTATGAGGCTAAGCAGCGGCAGCGGGCGATCGAGCGGCAGATCCGCCGGTGGAAGGAGCGCGCCGAGGGGGCGCTGACCGACCAGGGCCGCAAGGCCGCGCAGGCTAAGGTCCGCGCCTGGCAGAAGGAGCTCCGAGATCACCTTCAGGCCAACCCGGGGCTCAAGCGGCTGCGGTACCGGGAGCAGATCGGCGCCGGGAACATTCCCCGGGGTGGGCAGGCCCCCGGTGGGGCGGTCACCCCGGTCGAGCCCCGGGAGCTTGCCCCCGCGCCCGCGGCACCGGCTCGGCGCCCGGCCGCCCAACGCCCGGTCACCCCGCGGCCGGCCCCGGCCCCGGCCCGGCCCCGGATGGAGGTCCCGGCCGTGGCCCGGCCCTACCACCGGTCGGTCGAGGGCATCGAGGACCTGGTGCGCCGGGTGGAAACCCAGCGGGAGGTCGAATCCCGGCGCTTGGGCGGCCTGAGCGCGCAAACCGAGCTGGTCACTCTTGCCGACGGCACCAAGGTCATTCGCAAGAGTGCCCGGGCCGGGCTGGACGAGATGCAGGACGCCGCCGCCGAGCACGCGGTCAGCCTGATCGCCCGCAAGCTCGGTCTGCGGGCACCTGGGGTGTACCGGCGCGACGACCGGCACGTGTACATGGAGTACGTCGGCGATGCCCAAACCGCGGACGAGATCGCCAGGGGGGTGGATGAGCTCCCACCCCGGTTGAGGCAGGCGATCGACAGCGACGAGGGCAAGCTCCTCGGCCTGGTGGACCTGCTGACGATGAACATCGACCGCAACCAGGGCAACTGGATGCTCGACAGACAGGGCCGCCTGATCCCGATCGACCACGGTGCCGCGTTCGTCAACAGCCTGGGCGACCCGGCTGCCGACCTGGAGTATGTGAACTCGCCGTTCGCTGACCACTACAAGGCGGACCTGGACCAGCTCAAGGACAACCCGCTCACCCCGGCCGACGTGGAGGAAATCCGCCGCCGCTTGAACGAGTTGCGCCCGGACTTCGCGCACATGGGCCGGGAATCCTGGCTGGACTACGCGCTCGCCGTGCTCGACCTGCTGGCCGGGCACGCCAAGGGCACCCGGAACCTGATCGCCAAGTAAGGTGACCCCTATGGCCGATCAGATCCGCATCGTCTCGGTGCGTACCGGTCAGCTCGTCTCCACCGCTACGGTGCGAGACGACGGCACGGTCGTCTACGAGGGGGGCGAGTCGGCCCGGGCCGTGGTACGCGCCTGGCTGCGCGCCAACCCCGGCCGGGCCGAGGCCGACGCCGTCCGCGCCCTCGCTCGCGAGGGCTGGTCGAACGGCTACCTGATGGTCGAGCTGGGCTAGCGGCACCAGCCGCCACGCTCGATCAGCTCTACGATTGCCTCCGCGTCGGCCTGCGTGAGCGTCACATCACCGCCCTCAAAACGCAGCCGCGCACCCTCGATGACCTTTTCCCGCGGCATGTCATCCAGGATCTGCCGGCACACGTTCCTGGCCCGGTCAATCGACCTGGCGCGGTCCAGCGCCGGATGAATCCGCCGCAGACCGTACAAGAGGTCCTCGGTCTGCTGCCCGTCCGGCATCGGAATCCAGGAGACGAACCGGGTCGTGCTCGGTGGCACGCTCGCCCGGGCGCTCGGCGAGGCGCTCGCCGTCTCGCCCTCAGTGGGGGAGTCGTCGAGCAGAGCACCGACCACGACCACCACGGCGAACGCCCCCG